CCTTTGCCGATACGGTTAGGACCGAATCCGGGCGAGAAAGTTTTGCTATGACCTTTATTTTTCCGATGGAATATGAGGCCTATTTAGACCAATACATCAAAGCCAACACCAAAGACCCAATCATAGCGGCGGTCATTGAGCTGGTGAGCCAGTGGTGCGAGGGACAGAATAATGCCGATTAGCGGTTCTCAGATTATTTTATGCGACCTGCCGATCCGGTTTGACACTTATTCCGGGTGTTCACACGGGTGTAAATATTGCTTTACCAGCCGGAAACTTGACATTAACAAAATTAAGACCAAAGAAAGCTCAGTCGGGTTAATTAATTTCATTAACCGGGAAAAGCGAAAGACTGGCCACTTTGAAGTGCGGTGGTGTGACTGGGATATTCCGCTCCATTGGGGTGGGATGTCAGACCCCTTTCAACCGGTAGAAAAGCAGTACCGCAACTCACTAAAATGCTTGGATGTGTTGGCCACTACCGGCTATCCGGTGGTCATTTCCACCAAGGGCAAGATCATAGCCGAACCGGAATATCTCACCCGATTAGAAAAGTCAAAGGCGGTTGTGCAAATCTCGGCGGCTTCCCGGCTGTATGAAAAGCTGGAACCGGGAGCTCCAACTTTTAGGGAACGGTTGACGATGATTGAACGGGTGGCTCCAAGGGTTAAACGGGTAATTGTACGGGTGCAACCGTATTTTACCGAGGCCAAGGCCGATATTCTAAATAACCTTCAAGCCTTCAAATCGGCTGGGGCCTATGGAATAACGGTCGAGGGGATGAAGTTTCTGCGTAAACCAAAAAACATAGAAACTGTCAAGTGTGGCGCTGACCAAGTATATCCAGTTGAGGTGCTTAAAAAAGACTTTACTGAGATTAAAAATCAGGCTCACGCTGTTGGGCTGAGGTTCTTTGCGGCTGAAAACCGACTCCGGGCTATGGGTGATGATTTGTGTTGCTGTGGCGTGGAAGGGTTGTCAGGGTTCAGGGTGAATACCGCTAATCTTAATCACTTCTTATACGACAAGGAAAACTTTCAATATACTGAACGGATGAACGAGGAATATACCGCTGCTTGCTTTAAGGCGTTCCGGCAAACCACGCTCGCCGGGCATTTCCTCCACAAGGCTCAATACTCAAAAATAATGGACATTATAACGCAGGATAGGGGGTTCGTTAAAATCCTGTTGCCGGTTGATTGACCATGGTTATTCAATAATAAAAACATTAAAAAAGAGTGAAGCAAATGGAAGAAAGAAAATTCAAAAAGGGAAGAGGGCGGCCAACCAAGTTTGACCCGGAAATAGCCAATACCATTATTGAGTTTATCCGGGCTGGAAACTACGTTGAAACAGCGGCGGCGGCGGCCGGAATTGCCAAGTCCACACTCTATGACTGGCTGAAAAGGGGTAAAAGGGCCAAGAGCGGCGTTTTTCATGTTTTCTCAAACGCAGTAGAAAAAGCAATGGCTGAGGCTGAGATTGTGGACGTAACCAGAATCGGAATTGCCGCTAAAGAATACTGGCAGGCGGCGGCGTGGAGATTGGAACGCAAATTCCCGAAAAGATGGGGACGCAAAATTGAAGTGGCCGGAGACCAGAGCGCTCCGCTGGTTATGAAAACATGGGCCGAAGTAGTCAAGGAACTCAGCGAGAAGGAAAAGGGAGCAACACAGAATGAGTTTGACAGCGGCACAATTGAAGAAGGTGAGGGGCAATCCGGAGATATTTATTCAGACGATTTTGAGGGGTGATCCTTGGTCAAAGCAAATCGAAATCGCTCGCTCGGTTTACCAGCACCACCGGACCGCAGTACGCAGTTGCCACGGAGTTGGCAAAACCAAGGCGGCGGCGTGGATTGGCCTCTGGTTTTTATACTGCTTTTATAACTCAAAAGTTATAACTACCGCTCCAACTTGGCATCAGGTTGAAAATTTACTCTGGCGCGAAATACGCTCAGAACACGAAAGGAAAAAGGATTTTTTAGGCGGCAAACTGTTGACAACTTCTTTAGAACTGTCAACCGAATGGTTTGCCCTTGGGCTGTCAACCAACAAACCGGAACGGTTTCAAGGATTCCACGCTGAGGATATTTTGCTGATTGTTGACGAGGCCTCAGGCGTTGACCAAGAGATATTTGAGGCGGCAGAAGGATTTATGACCTCGGTTAATGCCCGGATGTTGCTTATCGGCAACCCTACACGGGTTGAGGGTGAGTTTTATCAGGCCTTTAAGGGAAATTTTTACAACAAAATCCATATTTCGGCCTTTGACTCTCCCAACCTACAGGCTGGGGAAACTATCCGGCCTTACCTCATTACTACGGAATGGGTAGAGGATAAAAAAGTTAAGTGGGGCGAGGATTCACCGCTCTATAAGGTGAAAGTTCTTGGAGAGTTCCCGGATCAGGGCGACGACGCTTTGTTCCGGTTGTCATGGGTGGAAAGTGCCTTTGCTCGGTTTCACGATATGCCGGACGGTATGCCTCGGGAAGTCGGCGTTGACGTAGCGAGGTTTGGGCCGGACAAGTCGGTTATCGGGGTGCGGCTGGGCGACAAGGCGTTCATCCATAAAAAGATCAACGGACAGGATACCTGGCAAATTGCTGAGGCGGCGATCGAGGCTAAAAAAATTTACGATTGCTCGGTGATTAAAGTTGACGAAATCGGCGTTGGTTCCGGCGTAGTTGATACAATTCGTCATTTAGGGCATAGGGTTATCGGGTGCAACGGAGCAAGGAAAGCAACCGGAGTTACACCAGAAGGAATACCGGCCGAAGAATTTTTTATCAATAAACGGGCTCAATGGTACTGGCAACTCCGGGAGCGGTTCAGCTCAGGAAGAATCGGGCTAAAGTTTGATGACGGGCTGGAATTTCAGTTACCAAGTTTAAAGTACGAATTTGACAAGTCGGGAAAAATCAGAATACAGGAAAAAGAAAAGATGAAAAAAGAACTCGGGCAGTCTCCCGATGAGGCTGATATGCTGGAAATTCTATTTTCCGAACATGAGGGACCGGCGGCTATTTGTGAAGTGGAACCGGTTGACTACTTTGACAGCGGAGAGTTTTAAATGAATATATTTGAAAAAGCAAAAAGTTATTTCAAAAAAGAGTCCGGTCAAATTGCCGAAGCGACTATTGACAGTGAAGACAACTTGTATACCAGGTTGACCGGAAATGAGTCCAAGGGCTTACCCGACAATTACCTTGAAGAAATACGGGAACAGTCTTGGGCGGCTTTTATTACCAACCCAATCGGCAAGCGGCAAATTAAGACCCTGACCTCATATTTGGTAGGGCGTGGGTTGTCGGTTTCATCATTATCAAAGGACGCTCAACGGGCGATTGACCGGTTTGTCAAGGAAAAAGAAAATTACTGGGATATGTTTGTTCGGGAGGAGTCAAACCGGATACAGATTGACGGTGAAGCCTTTGTTCTGTTGTTCATTAACCGCTATGACGGTTCAGTGATTGCCCGAGATATAGAACCGAATGAAATTAAAGAAATTTTTACCGATCCCGATGATTATAAGAAAATTATTGGCATCAAACGGGCTTACACCAGACGGATTCCACACCCCGACTTTTCGGGGTATCGGTTCGAGTATATAGAGGAAGTCATTCAACCGGGAATCCCTGATCCTCGCAACCGGAACATTATCCGGGATTTCGTTTACGTGAAGATTCCAACCGTAGCCACCATGCAACGGGGCATACCGGATTTAGCCAGTCATTTATACTGGCTCAAGCAATTCCGGGGCATACTGGACGCTCGAGTGGCTTTAAACAAGTTCCGGGCGGCCTATATTTGGGACGTGACGATTCAAGGAACACCGGCTGACGTGGAAGATTTCCGCAATAAGAACTCCAAACCACCCAAACCGGGAACCATAAAGATCCACAATCAGAGCGTTACGTGGGAAGCCAAGAGTCCTAATATTGCGGCGGCTGACGCTAAAGACGATATTCGCTCGGTTAAATTGATGGCGGTTGCCGGTTCCGGG